AGTTCACCGGAAAGAGCAATTTCGCCGATGAACGCATACTCTGATAAATCAGCATCAAGCTGTTCGGAGCTGAGCAAAAGCCCCATGCAAATAGGTAAATCATAGATAGCACCTGCTTTTTTTATGTTTGCGGGGGCTAAGTTTACGGTTATTCTTTTTACAGGAAATTTAAAACCGCAATTTTTAAGAGCTGCTCTTACACGCTCGCGCGATTCCTTAACTGCAGTATCCGGCAGTCCCACCACATCAAAGGTTGGTTACAAAGTCCATATTGGAATTTACAGTATTTTGAAGGCCTCAAGTTCTGATTTTAAAACATCATATTTTGCTTTTAATTGAGTAATGAAATTTTTTTCATCATCTTCAAAACCAAAGGTATCAAATCCTTCTGCTGTGAAGTCTATATCTATACCATACTTCTCTGTTAATAGTTGTTCTGCTTTTAAGACAGGAACAGCAGTAACTTTTGGTCTTTGGTATAACTTACCTTTTTTAGCCTGCACTTCACTATACACTATAAACTTCTCTATGAAAGACCATAACTCTTTTTCAGTATATGTAGTTTTACCAGATTCAGTATCTTCTATTATATACTTACATAACTCCAAAAGATTCTCACACTCTACAATAAAATCGTTTGGTTTCTTCTTCAACCTTTCTAACTTTGATTTAAGTTTAGGTTGTTCTTCTTCAAGTGATTTTATAGCAGCATCAAGTGCTGTGGTATCTGTGGTAGAGAGTGCTTGTCGTGTATAGAGATTTGCAAGAGCAGAGGTGTTTTGTTCTATTTTTGCAGATAATGCTTCAATTTCTCCTAAATCTCTGCTTTTCAAGTACTCAATTTTACCTTTTATTATATCACAGGCTGTATGAAAAAGCAAGAAGTTCCTTTGGTGAAGCAGTTCTGACAGTCCACCATCACAGAGTTCCTTTAAGATTTCTTCAATTTGTGGTTCATAGATATTACCATTATTGCAGACGTGACGCCCTTTTAATTTCTTCACTCTGCAATTATAGAGACCTGTTCCATTATTGCCAATATTGTGTGTCATAACACTACCACACTCACCACAGAAGAAAAGACCTTTATATAATGAAGGTTTACCTCCACCTTTTCCAAAATGTTCTGCTTTACCTAACCTTTTTGAAGTGCATCTGTCAAAGAGTGCTATACTGATTATAGGTGGAATTAGGTCAGGTCTATATATAAGGAAGTCCTTGTAGTTCTCTTTTAATTTTGGTGAGGGGTTTCTATTAAATAGTGGACCGTGGTCCCACTTGCCATTATTGAGATAACCACACACCTTTTCATTTTCAAATATGTGCTTAATTGTCTGTTGTGCAAAGGGTTTTCCTTTTCTTGTCCTAAACTTATAAACGTCATTAAGGGTTTGAAGTATAAGTCTAAAACCCATACCATCATTATCTGTTATCTCTTTATCTTTGGAACAGTTATCACAATCAAAATTACAGTCCACATAAGGCTCTGCATAGTCAAAATTATAGGGGTCAGTATAAAAACATCCCCAATAAAGTCTAAATAAAATCTTGATTACTTCTGCTTCTTTTTCTCTTATAGTGAGAGTGTTATTTTCTGCTCTACTTTTCCTTTGGTGGTACTCATAACCATACAGGTCTCTATTAGTCCTTAAAATTTGGTTCTGTCTTGATTGTTCATTTGCAGCAAGTAATTTTCGTGATAAATCACGTGAGAACATCTCATCAAAAGTTTGGAAGAATTGAATTATGGTAAAATCACTTTCATTCTCTGTACTTTTATCTATATCAAGAAACTTTACATATACACCTACTGTTGCTAACTTTCTTAAAATATCAGTAATCATAATATTTCTTGAAAATCTGCTTGTGTTCTTTACAAGTATAAGTGTATATTTAGGGGTTTCTTTTGAGAACTTACAGATGTAATCTCTATAAGTGACAAGGACCTCATTTAGTTCACTATCTCGCTTGGGTATATCTTTATAATCTACACTCTCTATGATAAGCCCAGCACTCTCCAACATTTTATCAAACTGTTCTCTATGGAGCAGAGTTCCACTTATACCTCTATCAGCATATATACCCGTAGGACACTCTTTACTTTTATATAACTCATACTCTGGGTGGTCTTTTATATACTTCTCAAAAAACTCCTTCTGTGCTAAAAATGAGTTAAATTGGTCTTTTGAAGAAGTTGACACCCTACAGTAAGCAACACAAGATATTTTCTTCATTTTCATTCACCTTTTATATATGGACTATGTAACCTACATTAAACTACTATTATTATACTATATACAATCAAAAATGTAAATATAAAGTGTGAAGTTCGTGTAAATTTACATAATTTAGGGGTTGTTTTAGAATTAAAAGTTGACTAAAAAATTAAAACGCGATATGATGAGACCCCATATTATAATAAAGGAAGGTGTTTTTTATGAGATTTAAGGACCATATACTTCAAATAGTAAAGGAAGAACATCCTTTGGAAAACGGTATGGAGTATAAGAGATTAAGTGCTGTTTTACAGGATGCAATAACAGATTTTTTAGCGGTACTCACACCTGCTCAAAGAGTTCAGTTTGACCAAACAATCTTGCAGGAGTATGACAAACTTATGGACCTGCAGTATGAATTTGTTTGTTATGCAACCTTTGATGAAGTAACAAAAGCGTGGAGAACTCTTATTTTAGATAGTGATTATATTTCTTCACTTGAAGAGATTATAGAGTGAGGTGGTGTAAATGTATGATTTTGATGATTATGAAGATATAAGTGAGTATTGTTTTGAGTATCCAGCAAGAGAAGTTATAGATTGTGAGTATCAAATTTATTTGAAAAAGCATAAGGAGAAAAAGCCTTATAAAGAGTTTGTTATAGCCTTTGTAAAGGAGAGAATACTTCTTGGGTATAGAAAATTGAGAGAAGTAGAGACAGAATGGGAAAAGTTAAAGTATTATATAGAAGAACAAGATATAACCACAGAAAAAGCAATAATACTTTATGACCAAGTTCTACAACTTTTTTATGAAGGACATCCACTTCCTCCTAATATAAAATACTAAACCAATAACCCCCGTATGCGTTGGCATACGGGGGTTATTGGTTTATTTAAGAATTGAAATTAAATAAAAATGTAAGACAAAGTGGGCAGTTATGGACAAAAATTGGACATAAAAAGACACATAAAAGTTAAAATACACTACAGAATAATATATTTTAAAGTGAAATCAATAAAGAAAAAAGTTGTAAAGGAGTGAGAATTATGAGTAATAATAGCAAAATCACAATTAGAGTTAGTGAAGAAAGAAAAGAAGAGTTGAGAAAAGTTGCAGAAGATATGGGTTTAACAGTATCAAATGTAGTGAAATTAGCAGTTAGTGAGTTTTTGAAGAATAATAAGTAAAAAATTATGGTGGTTGTTTGGTGGTGGTAAAAATTATATAAGGATGTGTTTTTAATGAAAAAAGAAAAAGATTTAGTGGTTAGTAGAATTCAGGCTCTTAAAGAAAAGGCAATTAACATTCAGACAAAGTTAAGTACTATTGAAAAAAGTGCTGCTTATGCAAGTCCTGAAACATTTGAGTGGTATAAGAATGAAATTGATAAAGTTTTAGTAGAAATGGAAATATCTATTATGGGTATTGAAGAAGCAGTAGAGCGCACACAGGCTTTGGCTGATATGGGTTGGTTTGGTGGTACAGAATATGATGAAAATTATTATATTAAAAAAGAGTTAGCAGCTGGTTCTCGTGTGATTAAGAAGAAAATCAACACATTAAATGAATTATTTGATTTGGCTATAAATTAAGGGAGGGTTCTACTATGGATTATGTAAGTAATATAAAGAAATTTGATATTTTAAGAGGTAGTTATAAAGAGAAGTTTTTAGAGACAGATGGTTGTGTTTATTGTAATATGTTAAGAAAATATGGTGTAGATAAAACTACTTTTCCTTACTCTTTGGAAGACGTTTTATCTTGTACTATAGACGCAGCAGAGGGTTTTATTGCCAAGAGATATACAGGAATTCCTTATGGTTTATCAGAATGGTCAGTTAAAGATGTTATGACAAAGATAAATCAAGGTTTAGGTGAAGCAGGTGAAAATCCAGCAGAGTTTTTGCCTAAGGTGTGGAAAGGTTCTATTGAAGAAGATATGCTTACTACTGCTTTTTGGGCTTTGACTTTTATGGATGAAAAGTTAAGGCATAGAGCAAGAGTAGCCCACTATTTAGATTGTGGTAAGGTAGAGTTAGGTTTAAGTGGTTATAGTGAAAAATTGAACCAATTTTTACCTTGCTACTTTACTGAATTCGATAGTTATGTCTTTTATATAGACCCAGTTGAAGGTACAGTTTATAGAAGTAAGGAAAGGGTTTATGGTGGTGTTTGTTTGGAAGTTAAAGAGCATAAGTTGTATAAAGGTAAAACTCTTGTAGCAGAAGAAGATATAGGTGGCGTACTTACTTTTTATACTGATTTCATAGATAAGGCAGAAGATAATAAAAAATCTGAAAAAGAGAAAAAGAGAGCAGCAGGTAAACAAGTAAAAGATACTTGCTGGTTAATGACAAATTTAGGTCATATGTTTGGTCATAACTGTAATATAAAGTCACATACCTTTATAGCACTTATGGTTCATGGTTTTGATGCATGTAAGTATGCAGTTATGGAAAGTAACTCTATACTTTCTTTGGACCACACAATACCACAGCACAATTTAAATAAGATTTCAAACTTAGGTTTATGCTCAAGGTCAAAGAACAATTCTAAAAAGGCAAAGATAATATCAATTTTTGATTATTTTCTTTACTTTATGGGGATGGACCAAGTAGAAGTTCAGGTAGAAGAAGTTAGTGAAGAAAAAGATGAAAAAAATAGTATCCCAGAGTGGTTAAAAGAACCTACAAAGGAAGAATGGGATGAGTTTATTGCTTACCATACAAGACCTATGACAGCAGAAGAGTTATGTAGGAAGTTTGGTTTTATAATGGTAAAGGAAACAGTATGATTTGCTTTTATATACTAAAAGCAAAATAAAAATATATTTTTGTTATGGATGATAAGAATTAAAATATCTGGCTTTTATATACTAAAAGCCAAAAGGAGAGATTTTTATGAAAAGAGATGTTTTAGTTTTTATTGATAATTTACCTGCTTTACCTTATGAGAAAAAAGAAATTAGAGATGCTTTTGAGAGAGCATCTGGCATTTATTGGGTAAAAGCAAGACAAGAAATTAAAGAGTTATGTAGTAGTAGAATTGAAGAAAAGCAGGACAGAAGATTAAAGGCTTTACTTACAGAAGATAAAACAAATCTTTTAGTACCTTGTGATGAAGTACTTTTTGGGTATATAGAAGAACTTTGGAATTATGGTTATTCTTCTGCTGCTATTTCAAAAGGTTTGAATTACTCTTACTCTGCGGCTCGTATAAGCCAAAGGTTAGAGCCTGTAAGTAAGAGAAAAAGGGGTCAAGTTATAGAGTTGTTGGAAGATTTTATAACTGAATTTGATTTGGAAAAATGGAGATTAAAAACTACACCTACCTATAAACAAGGACCTAAAATTACAGACCTTGAAAAACAACAATTTAGATTGTTGTATAGTAAAGGTTACAGCATCCAAAGTATAGCAGAGCAGACAGGCAGAAGTGAAGGCGCTATTAGAAAGTGGGTGAAGTAATATGAATGTTGGTATTGAGAAAAATTTAGAGATAGCATTAGTGTTTTGCTTAAACCCTAATGGTTGTCCTTTACAATCAGATTGTAAAACTTATGATGATAGACAACAAAAATGTAGTGCTTGTAGAAATAAATTAGAAAAAGTGGATTTGGTGGATTTGTTAAATCATCTTTATAAAAATGGTGGTTGTGGAAAAAAGGCAAATAGAGTTTATAAAGGTAAGAATACAGAGTTAAGTAAAGTTCAAATTGAAAATATTTTATCTTTACATAGTGATGGTTATAGTATAAATAAGATAAGTGAAGAATTACACTTGCAGTTTAGGACAGTAAAAAATGTAATAAATTTGAGTTTCAAAAATGCGTTAGCAAATGAAAAAGTGCAGAATATTAAGAATGAGATGGGTTTATAACCCCATCTCATTTTTATTTTCAAAAAATTATTATTAACATGTTATACCTACTTGGACATAAATAACTACAGTTGCAGGTAATTAATATAGAGCAAATTATATATTGGTATATACAATAAAAAAACATTTGATTAGGTGGTGTATATACTTGATTGAATATAGGTGTAGTAACTGCAATAGACTTCTGTTCAAGGCCTCAAGGTTGACAGGTGTTATAGAAGTCAAGTGTGGTAAGTGTGGAAAAGTGATAAGTATAAACAGAAAAATTGAAGAAAAGAAATAATTTTAAGGGAGTTGATTTCTATGAAAATATTTCAAGTTAGAACATTAAAAGATTCAACAAAAGATGGTCTTTTTATGTATGAAATAATTTTATGTGAAGGTCCTATTGTTTTTGAAAGAGTAATTTTTGTATGTAGAAAAGAAATTAAGGATTTAAATGATTTGCTTAGTGCCTTACAAGAAAAAGGTAAGAATAGTTATTTAACTAATTTTGAATATTTAACAAGTTTTATGATTCGTAATGATTTAGAGAAAACATTTATTGAATTTAATGGAGAAAGTACTTTGATATATCCAAATGGAACTTATGATAAGGAGTGATTTCTATGAGTGATTACTTTGGAAAATTGGTAAGGTTTAAGAGTTTTAACTGCCCTTATTGTAAAGCACTTTTACCCGTAGAAGTCCACTATGAGAACAAAGGACAGTTAAGGGTTTTCTGCAATAGGTGTAAAAAGTGCGTGTATTTATATAAACAGCAAGTAGTGAAATAAGGAGTTGGTTTTATGACTGTGATTGAAGCCTTAAAGGAATATGAAAAAGTACAAGAAGAAAAAAATAGACTAATCTTTAATGAAATGTATGAAGATTATCAAGATTATTCAACAATGGGTGCATTAAAACTAACATTTAATCAAATTAAAATAACTAAAAAGAAATTAAGGAGTGATTCAAATGAGTAAAGAAGTAGAGTTTACAATCAAAGCAAAAATGGATGAGCGTTGGGTGGATTATTTTTGTTCTATGCTTCAGTATATGGAGTTTTGTGGTAAGATAGGACATTCTGGGCTTGTAAGTTTTTATTCAGATGGTGATGGTGATTTTAGACCTAAATTTGAAGTAGATATAGATTTTAAGAAAAAAGAGGGTTTAAAGACAAATTGGGTACCAGAGATTATGTATGATGCTGGTTAATAATTTTAAGGAGTGATTTCAATGTTTGAAAATATAATGCTGGGGATTTTGAGGTTTTGTTTCGTAGTTTTAATTATACTTTCTATAGTTGTTTGTATAATAGACTTTTTACCTTCTGAAAAAGTAAATGAAAAAATTGAAGTTTCTGATATATCAAATAATAGAATTGGTATTTGGGTAGATGAAGAAACGGGTGTAAATTACATAATATATTCTTCTGCTTATAAAGGTGGTATCACACAAAGATTAAATGCAGATGGTACTGTATATGTGAGTGGAGAGTGATTTCCTATGAAAAAGAAAAACAAAAAGAAAATTGAAAAAAATACTTTCATTGAGGCTTGTAAAAATTATGAACTTTACTTTAATAAAAGTGGTATTGCAGAAAGTCTTGGTTTTACCAAAGAGATAGTGACAAAAACAGATAAAGGTTGGGAAATTATATATGTTAGGGAGTGATTTCAATGGTATGTTTATATGAGAAAAAACCTGTAAGAGTTTATGCTATACAATACACACCATACAATTATATGCACGTTCTTAATTTCTGTGGTGATAATGCTGTTTTTACAGAATGGGGAGAAATGTATATAAAGACATTGGAAGGTAATATGAAAGCAAATATAAATGATTACATAATATGTGGTGTTAATGGTGAGTTTTATCCTTGTAAGGAAGATATATTTAATAAAACATATGTAAAGGTGTGATTTCTATGAAAGACAGTTCTTGCTTATATATTTGCGTAGATTTTAAAGGCAAAGAGCATTCAGTTTATGGTGATAAAATTGCAGAAGTCCTTATGCACTTCTTTGAAGAAGAAGGACTGTCTTATACAATGGAAAAGCAGGACTTAAAGACTTCTGGTAGTTACGAATTCAAAGAAATATATAGATTAAAATAAGGGGTTGATTTCAATGGCATTGTGCTGTTTAACAGAGATTTTGGATGGTTTAGAGATAGATTATGATTCTTTGGTACTTGATAAATTTGGTGTGCGTTTGGTGAAAGAAGTAGATGGTAGAGAGATTCCTATTATCTGGACTGATGATTATGAAAAATTTGAGAAAATCATAAATATGATAAAAGAAGGTGTATCAGTATGAGTAAGCAAGTTATATATGAAGAAAATCAGGAGTTACCAGAAGTAACATCCTATTTAGAGCGTTTAAGTGAAGAAGTTTTGACAGAGTTAAGTAATGGTAAGGGAGATGAAGATGATGGCAACATACAGTAATTCTCCTTTGGTAAACTATACAAGATTAAGTCCAAACCATTCAGGACAAAGAAATCACAGTATTGATACTATCTCTATACATTGTATGGCTGGTAATTTAACAGTAGAAGTATGTGGTAGTGTCTTTGCACCTACTTCCAGAGGTGCCTCATCCAATTATGGTATAGGCTCTGATGGTAGAGTTGGTCTTTATGTAGAAGAAAAAAACAGGTCTTGGTGTACTTCTTCATCTTCTAATGACCACAGGGCAATCACTATTGAAGTTGCTAACTGTACTGCTGGTCCAGATTGGAAGATAACAGATAAGGCTATGGAGAGCCTTATAAATCTGATTGTAGATATATGTAAGAGAAACCAAATTAAACAGTTGTTATGGTGTGGTGATAAGTCATTGATAGGACAAGTTCAAAAGCAAAATCTAACAGTTCATAGGTGGTTTGCAGCAAAAGCGTGTCCTGGTGATTATTTATATAAAAAGCATAATTATATTTGTGAAGAAGTAAATAAAAGATTAGTGCCAGAAGTTGTGAAACTAACTTCTGCTAATGATATTACGTGGGAACTTAATCACAGTCACTTCCCTATAACTGATACAAAAAAATTTGTAACAGAGTTAGAGCAGGCAAGACTTGATAATTCCTCATTATATTGGGGTTATTACAAGATAGCAAATAGAATAAAAAAATAATATTGGACATAAATATATACTTTGGACATAAATTGAAGCATGTATATGTATAATTAATAGAGATAATTATATATTATTATGAAAATATAAATAATGACTCGTTTAATTCTTGGTTTTATATAGTATTATCAAGGGTTTTACATATTGGTTATGGTGTGAGAAGTTGAGGTTTTTCATTATTTTTTTCCTACCTTTCATTTTATATTTAGTGGGTATAGTTACAGATTTAATCTAATAGGTGCAATTCCTATTCCACTATTCCTGCAAGAGCAGGTAATCATATTAATTTCTTTTTTCATTAAAGGAAATCAACTCCTTTGGTAGTGTTAGCACGGGTGCTTAACTTGGGGGTTCAACTCCCCCATAACACATTTTTATTCTGAAAAACACACACAGCAAATTAATTTGGTTTGATAGGTTCAACTCCTAAAATGTGTTTTGTGAATAATTTTTTGTATAGGTCAGTGGAAGATAAGAATATCTTAAAGGAGTGATTTATATGAAAAAAGATGAAAACTATTCAGAGTTAGAACAGGCGTATGATTCTGGTTGGCAGCAGGGTTATAAAAAAGGCTATATTGCGGCTATGGAAGAGGCTGATGAGTGGGTGGATGAAGAAGATGAAGAAGATTTTGAGCCTATAGAGTGGAAACTACCAGATACACCTACTGTATCTCTAAAAACCTATGGTATATCAGAAGAAGAGCATCCTTGTGTAGGTTGTGATTGTGAGTGCTGTCCTGTGTGTGATTTTGAAGAAGAAAATTTGGAAGAAATCGAGGCTTTATATCAAGCAGGAGAGTTAGAGCCTGATACAGCAAAAGCGTATGAAATGGGTAAAAATTATGGTTTTGAGCAAGGTATGAAAGAACTTTCTATTGCCTCAGAAGAAAATTATTTAGAGGGTTATAAAGATGCTTTGTTGGGTGAGCCTTGTTTTATAGAAGATGAAGAGATTGAAAAAATTTTAGAAGATATAAAAGAGAGAAAAAAAGATTATAATTTAAGTTATGATACAGATTTTTTAGACTTGATAAAAGATTTACAGGATGCAATTTGTAAGTTACATAAGTATAGTAAAAATCCAGAGTTTAAGCGTAATTTATATGATATTTTTCATTTAGTAACAGAGATAACACAACTTATGGTAATGAAGCCAGTATATGAATATTGGGTAAAATTAGAAGATGAGTAAAATTAAATAGATTTTAGAGCGCCTTTGAGCACCAATTTTATTGTGTGTTCAAGGCGTTTTTTATTATATTCGAGTTTGAAAAAATGCGGTAAAGCTCGGTGAGATGAAAAAGTGAGTAAAGAGTAAAAGAGGTGTTGTAGTGTGAAAGAGACTGATATGCACAAAAAAGCCTTTGAACTCTACAACAGTTTAGGGTCAGAAAGAAGTTTGGAAAAAGTTGCACATTTTTTAGGTAAGTCAAAAAGAAGTGTGGAGTCTTGGAGTACAGAGTTCAAATGGCAGGAAAGGTTAGATAAGTTAGAAAAAGAGCAAAAAGAAAAGTATAGAGCACAGTATGAAAAATTGGCAGAGTTACAGTTAAAGATTAAAACATCTTGTGCTGAAAAGTTTTTAGAGTATATAGAAAGCAAGTCAAAGATTTCAGATTTTAAGGAATATTTGGGTATTGTTGGTTCTGAAATAGATTTGAACTTTTTGGGTTTAAACACAAGCCCAGAGGGCTTAAATCCCCAGTCAGCGTGTGCGACTGAGGTAACAGCAGATACACCTGAAACAAAGAGTGTAATTGCTCAAATAGAGACTTCTTTACAGGCTTTGGGTGGCGAGGAAGATGACTGAATTATTAAGTAAAAGGCAGTTAATCACAATCAGAGATTTAGGAAAGCACTATATAGAAATACATTATGGTCCTTTTGGTTGTGGTAAGACTTTTAGTATATGTATGGGTGCAGGTTTGAAGTTTAGAGAGACACCTCCCCCTCCTGGTGATGGTGTTGTATTGGTAGTAGGTAAAACAATGTCTGCTGCAAAAGCCAATGTATGTTCTGTATGGGCAGCATTGTTTGGTAAGAACTTTAAGTATGATTCAGGTAGAAAAGACGGTTATGAAAAAGATGGCTTTATTTTTGGTCATAAATTTCGTTTGGTTGGTCTTAATGATGCAAATGCAGAATCTCGTATAAGAGGTGCAAATGCTTATTGCATTATAGGTGATGAAATCAGTACTTGGAGTGAAGAAAACTACAACAAAATTATGGGTAGGTTGAGAAGTGAACTTCCTAAAGGTTGGAGTGATTATTGGTTTGTTGGAAGTACAAATCCTGACTCACCTATTCATTGGCTAAAAAAAGAAATAGATAGAGAAGATTCAGATATTCACTTTGTAAAGTGGAGTGAGTATGACAATATAACTTCTGGTGCTGTTGAGTACTACAGGAAGTTAAAAGAAAGGTATAAGTACCATAAAGCCTATTATCAAAGATATGTTCTTGGTGAGTGGGCTGCAAGTGAAGGTTTAGTTTATTCCTGTTTTGATGAAGAAGAACATATTTTAACGTGCCAACAGATACGTCAGTTAGAGTTCAAAGAGTATAGATTAGGTGTAGATTTTGGGCTAAATAATCCAACTGCAATTTTACTCATAGGTAAAACAGTTGGTGATGAATGGGTGGTATTAAAAGAAAAATACCTACCTAAAACAACTCTAACAGAAGTTTATCAAGCATTTATCGAGATAATGCTTGATAAACGCATAAAAAACATATATTTAGACCCTTCAGCATTGGCTCTAAAAGACAAACTAAAAGAAGTGGGTATTTATAACTTTAAGGATGCAGATAATTCAGTAAAAGAGGGCATACAGACAGTTTATGACTGCTTTACTTCACAAAGACTTTTTATAAGTGAAGAATGTGTGAATTTAAAAGGTGAACTTTTTACCTACTGTTATAAAAAAGACGGTAGTGATGATGTGATTAAAGAGCATGACCACGCATGTGATGCTTTAAGATATGCAATTATGGGTGAAAGGAAGTGATTAAGAGTGAATTATGCAATAATGGGTGGCAAAGATAATAATGCAAATTATAGTGAATTGACAGAGACTAATTTCTCTATTTTTAATGATTCAGATTGTATATGGCAGGATTCCTTTCCATACTCTGTTGGTGATACTTTTCCAACAGAAAACATACAAAAAAGGGCTGATAGATATAAGACTAATAAATACTTGTATGGGTGTAAATATGACAAAGTTTATCCTAATTTGATTAACTTTTCAGATGTCTGGAAAAAACCTTTATCAAATCTTCCTATACTTCAACTTTTGCCTAATCTTCCTGATTATAGAGAGATTACAGAAACAAATGTTGATTTGTTAGCAGCAAAGCAACCAAAAATTGATGGAGATTTTGAAGTAGATAAGTTAAATAGAGTTCTGTTGGGTTCTAATTTTACTTCTGCTTGTCAAGATATTATTCGTAATTGTATCAGATATGGTAATGATGTTAAGCGTTTATCTTTTACTTCTAATGGTTTGAAAATTGTAGATATGCCTGTTAAGTGTTGGGAGCCTTGGGTAAATGAAAATGATTCAACAGAGATAGAGTGTAATTTATTTTTTAATATATTTGAGCAAAATGGTGTGAAGTATGTGGAGTTTATCTCTTACTTAAAGGATGGTACAGTAGAAAAACGCAAATTTTTATATCTTAATGGTAAATTGGGTGATTTGATAGAAGAAAGCACAGATAAACCTTTTGATATATCACCTATTATAGTTTTTACAGGTTACTCTTTGGATGGTTCTGTTATAGGTGAAGACCTTTATCAGTATTGGGAGGCCTCAATAGCAGCAAGTATAAGAGCATTTGGAGTAATATTACAACTTTTAGAGAGGACAAAAGACATAACAAAAATTATGCCTGCATCTGCAACTCAAAGAGATGAAACAAGTGGTGCTACTTATGACAATGGCTCTGACACAATCTTGTATGAAGATTTAAGTAATCCTGTAAAGGTTGAGTATGTATCACCTACTCTTATGATAAATGAGGCAATCTCTATTTATGAACTATCTCTAAAAAGATTAAGTCGTGATACGTCTCTATCTTTCTCTATGTATGACACAAAAGAGTTAGGAAGTAATGCAAGTGGTAAGAGTTTGAAAATGTCTATGTATAAAACTGAATTAAGAGCAACTACTTTTAAGACTTCTATTATCAGAACCTTAAAAGAACTGATTTATAAAATTGCTCTATTCTATGGTATAGAGATTGATTTTTCTGATTTCACAGTTACTTGGGAAAGTGGTTTCATACAGGATGATGAAGAGTTGACAAATATAGTAAATATGAGAAATGGTGGTATTCCTACTTTAAGTCTTGAAGATAGTATTGCTATATTAGACGATTTAACGCCCTCAGAAGCCAAAAAGAAGGCAGATGGTATCTTATGCCTCGTTAAAGATAAAACTGAGACAGAGAGCGAAATAGACACCAATTTGACCATTCCAGAGGAAACAATGACAAGAAGTGACAAAAAAGAAGAAGAAAAAGTGAAAGAACACGCAGAATCACCATTTGGGGGGAGTGATATAAATGCAAATTAAAGCAAAAAGTTTTATTCAAGGTCATCCTGATATGTTTAGTACACCTTCTTCTACTGACTTTGAACTTATAAAGAACTTTCTAAAATCAGAAGATATTAAGCCAGAGGACTTATTTGTTTATCCTGTAAGGTTATGTGATAACTGTAAAGATAGAGATGGTGAAATGTTTTCTGATACAGCATTGGAGAGTGTATCAAGGTTAGCAGTTGGTGTAGTAGGTATCAAAAATCATGATTGGGTATCAGAGAATGCCCATTCAAGAATATATAAAGCAGAAATTGAAGAAATTGACGGTATAAAGTCAGTTATAGGTTATGCTTACACAATGGTTACAGACTCCACACAGGAGTTTATAAATAATATAAAATCTGGTTTGCTTCAAGAAATCAGTATTGGTTTTAGTGCTAAAAACTATGTAGAAGTTGATGGTATAAGAATTATTGAAGATGTTGAAGAAGTGTTTGAGTGGAGTTTTGTAGCAGTTCCAGCACAGCCAAAGGCTGGTGTAGTAAAAAATATGTCGAAGGAGGTAGCAAGTATGGAATTAGAGGCTCGTTTAAAAGAGTTAGAACAGGAAATAGAAACAAAATCTTTAAAACTTAAAGAACTTGAAGATAGTGTGGCTGAAAAGGATGCAAAAATCACAGAGTTACAGACTGCTATTGTAGAGGCAACAATTAAATCTGCTGTTGAAGGTGTAAAGAACAAATTTAAGTTCAAAGGTGCTAAAGCAGAAGAAGTTGCAGATGGTGTTATTAGAGATATTGTTGCTATAACAGAAGATGGTACAGTTGAGGGTTGTGACCTTGCTGAACAGACCATCAAAGAGGACTATGATTTCTTATATGTAGATGATGAACCACACGAAAAATCAGCAGACGAGGAAGAATCTGATGCCAAAGGCGAAGATACTGACGAGGATGAAGATAAGGTGGAAGTTAAGAATTATGCGTATATTGCAGATTCTATTGTTAAGAAGTCAAAAGAGTTAGATTTTACATATATAAAAAGATAATAAAGAGAGGGGTTTTTAATTATGGCTGAAAATGTAAAAGTAGTTATAGAGACTTGTAAGTCTTATAGTAATCAAGTAGTTAGAGAACCATTTTTGGGTATTGGTTATTTACCTTTGGTAAAACATGAAATCTTCGACTACTCAAAATTTGGTAAGGAAACAATGATAAGAGAAATCACAGGTGGTACAGCAAGTGATTATGACATCAATTCAGGTTTTGAAGCAAATGGTACAGGTGGTAGTGCAAAATGGATTCCTTATGTAGCACCTTATGATAGAGGAATTACATTTGCAGTAGATTCAATGGATGAGTACAACGCAGTTTTAGCAGGTATGGAATTAAGTGGTGCGGCTATTGCAAAACAGAACTTAATAAATATGGCTGCTGAGATTGATGCAACAACAACAGCAGCACTTTATGCAAGTGTTCCTTCAGCAAACGTATTATCTTCAACAACTGCAAAGTTAGACAAAGATAATATCATAGCAACAATCGATGATATTGAATCAAAAATCTTCAATGCTGGTTACAATGGTGATTGTTACGTATTCACTCGTGCGAGTGTTTATAGTGCTTTCAAGGCTGCAATCATAGACAAAAATGGTATTGCAAATGAAGATGTGTTGAAATTAACACCTGTAAAAGGTTTAGAGATTGAAACACGTGTATTAAAGTACAACAATATGTACTTTGTAAGAATTGCAGATAACAGAATGTACTCTGCAATCACACTTTTAGATGGTAAGAGTGAAGGTCAAGAAGCAGGTGGTTATGTAAAGGCTGATGGTGCTTCTTATGTAGATGTTTTGGTAGTTCCTGCTCCTGCAGCTGCATTAAGTTTAAGACACTTTGTTGCTAACTTGCTTGTTCCTATGGCATTTATGCATGGTTTAAATCCTGGTGAAGTTCAGGCTGAATTAGGTGGTGTAAATGATTTAACAGGTGGTGCTGTTGCATTTAGTAATGTAGGTATCAATCAGAAAGCAGATGCATTCGAGTATCAGACAAGAATGATTTATGGTGCTATGGCATTTAATATCTGGAAAAAGACATTATTTGCTATAACAACTCCTATTGCCTAATCTAAATTACAACTACATTTAACAATTTAATATCTGGTGGGCTTCTTTTAGAAGCCCACCAGATAGAAAAATAAGGAGGGTTTACAAATGTTTGTGAAAGTAAAAGCACATGGTGTTTATAGATATATAAAATCTCAAAATTCAGAACTTTTGTCAGTATTAAAGACTGCACCTGATTTTGAAGTAGAACTTGATGATAGTGGTGAGATTAAGTTATTTAGTGCAACAGATGTTAGTGGTATTTTAAGACCTGTTTCTACTACAAAGGATGATTTGGCTGCGTCATTGGGTGTAAAAAAGACTTCTACTCGCAAGACTTCTAAATAAGGGAGTGTTGTGAAATGGCAGAAATAAAGGTAAATATAAACTCTTATGTAAGTTTAGAAGAAGCAGATAAATATGTTGAGACCTACTATACCTCTACTTCTGCTGAAAGATTAAAATGGCAGGAGTTATCAGAAGAAGATAAAATAATAAAATTAATTTCTTCTGCAAGAGCCTTAAATAACTTGAGGTATAAAGGTCAAAAGGAAATAAATGGTCAGCCTTTGGCTTTTCCCCGTAAGTATGCTGTTTATGGTTTTACCATAACTTATGCACCTTATATTTCACAATACAAAGATAACTCTCTTTTAGAAGGTGTTAATGGAAGTGCTAATGGTCTTGATGCTGCAAAAGAGGCTCAAATAGTTAATGCTGTTACAGGTGTTTCTATGGATGAAGGTATTATTACTGATGTCTTAGAAAGGTCAGTAGCAGGTGTAAAAAGTAAGTCAGCAGGTAGGATGTCAGAATCTTATGATAATGACACAAATAGAGCAAAGTACCTTTCCATAGGTATCTATAACATAGATAAAATAAAAAATATTTTGAACGCTTGGATAAGTGATTCAGTATTCAGCATATAAGGGGGTTATTTTATGGATTTGACAAGTATTGATTGGACTTCTCTTGTAAGTGCGTTAGGTTTTCCTATTGTTATGTGTGGTCTATTGTTTTGGGTTTTAAGAGATACCATCAAGCGTGATAAAGATGAAGCAAAAGCAAGAGAAGATAAATTATTGGAAAATCAAGCAAATACCATATCAACTTTAAATAAAGTTGGTGAAAGTATAGAGAGAAGCGATGAGATAAATCGTGAGTTAAGTGAAACAAATAGACTTCTTGTAGAGAAGTTAGAAGATAAATTGGTGGGTATAGACGCTAATGTAAATAAAATATTAGACAAGTTAGACTAATAAAAAAGAAGGTGTGAATTATGCAAATAAATAGGTATTTCAAAACACCAATTAAACTAAAACGCCTATTATCTACTGAAAATGATATGAACTTACCAGAGTTTTCAGATGAAGAAATCATAATGGCACGTGCAGATGGTCAGGCAGGATTAAGGTTTGGGGGTCACGACATCATAAGTTCAACAGATTATGTATATTTAGTAGGTGATGAAATTACTGTGGGTTCTTTGCTTAATGACATGCCTGTAAAAAATGTGGAGCCAATATATGAGTTTAATGGAAAAATTCATCATTATGAAGTAATTGCTGGTCCTGCGAGGTGATTTATATGCAGGTATATGTAGATATTTCTTATTTGGTGGCAGGTGGTGAAGAGATTATTGCAGATAGTCTTATGAGTGATAAAGAAAAATTATTGTTTATTTTGGCTGTTAGTGAAAGGATGCAAGAGTTGATAAGGAGATATTGTCCTTATGACAAAGGCACATTAAGGGAGTCTCTATCAGTCAAAGAAACACAAACAGGAGTTATCTTCTCCTACTCTGTACCTTATGCACCTTATGTCCACGAAATACTCTATAGACACCACAAGCGCCCTACCCGTGCGAAGTGGCTCGTAGAGGCACTTCGCCAGTCATTAAAGGAGTTAATACTGGAATTTGAAAATGAAAATATACCAAGTTTTAATGTGGTTTTTAGTACAAATCCTGCATTGGAGTTGGAATTGACCTTATCAAACAATGGTATGAATTGGAGGGATTTTGTGTGAGTAAGTATAAATTGTTGTTTAATTATCTTAAAACTTTACTTCCCTCTGAATATCATGTAACCTTTGGTACTCAAGAAGAAGGTAAAGAAAACACCATAGGTGCATTTTTTCAAGGTGGTAAGCCAAGAAAGAAGTTAATAAATAATGGGAGTTATTTAGAAGATGTTGTGAGTGTTACTCTAAATATAAACTCTAAAAAGGATTATAAGTCTGTAGAGAAGTGTATTGAAGATTTAGAGTTGTTTATTCAAGAGTTTAATAAGGTTCATGATTTTACATATAGTGAAGGTGATTCTTCTGTATCGATTTTATATACAGAATTGTTTGGAAATATCAACCAGCTTGGTTTTAATGGGGTTGGTATTCCCTGCTTTTCAATAAATTATGTTATTTACTATAAATAAGGGGGTTTTATAAATGGCAAAAATAGATGTACCTGTAACAAATATTGGCTTTAATGTACTTTTGGGTGCTTATAATACAAAGCCTACTGATGAAGATTTTTTAGGTGATATAAAGTCTGCTGACGGTATTGAGTATCAGGTGGAAAAGATTAAGTATGCACCTGTAAATTTGGGTGGTTATGCTTCTGAAGTTCCTACACTTAAAGTAGGTCAAGCAACAACAATAGAGATTTATATGAATGACAATTATGTGAAATTACACGATAAGTTCCATAATAATGACGTTTCTACTGCTGAATTCTATTGTTCTTTGGCTTTGAAGTATCCTAAAAATGACAGAAATGCTAATGTACCTGATTATTGGTATGATGGTTTTATTTCAAAAATTAAACAGTCTGGTGGTACTGAAGCAGAGGCACAGTATTTCACAATCGAGTTTACTCCTACTTCTGCACCTATGAAGATGGAAACAACTGAAACAGGCGAAGATGAATAATAATTTTTAGGGCAGACGGACGGTTTACAGTCTGTCTGCCCTATATCTTTATAAGGGGGATTTTAAGATGGCAAAAATATCAAAAAATTTAGAAGAAGTTCAAGAGTTATTTAATAGTTTGGGTATTAGGTACACAATGGCTGCTTTTAGATATTGTGCAGAGCATAAAATAGACTTAAATAATTTAGAAGAGTTTACTTGTGAAAACTTACTTAACTTAATTATGCTTGGAACACCTAATATAAAACCTGAAGAAGCAGATGAAGTAATAGAAAAGTGGAAAAATAAAGGTAAGTACTCTTTACCTTTACTTCACATTATGGCATACAAAGAGGCTCATGATAGTGGTTTTTTTATAAACGAGGAAGATATGAAGGCAATGAACGAGATGGATACAGGGAAAATGGATGTACTCAGACTTCTTCTTCCAGCAATAACAAAGGAACTTTCAGGCTTAACGAACTTTCAAGAGGGATTGAAGAATACTCTCTAAAAGACTTATACCATAAAACTGTATCATTATGTTTGTCTTATGGTCTTTCTTATAGAGATTTCTTGAGTATGACTATGAATGAAGTTATAGCATATACAGAAAAAGTTCAACAAGTAAAAGAGATAGAGAGATATGATTTAGCAGTAAAAATAGGTCAGTTATTTAGTGAAGATGGTCTAAAACCACCTACTTTTACTGAAACATACAAAAAGACTCAAAAAGTACGTGATGCATCAGAGTTATCACAAGAAGAGAGAGATTATTGGGTAAATAAGATTATAGATTTCCAAATAAAACAAGTAGAAAAAATAGAAGAATTGAGGTGATAAAATTGGCTGAAAATAATGTAATGATAACAGGTAAGAGTGATTCTTATGATGAGACATTAAAGAAAATTATAGAACTTAATAAGAAAATGAATGAAGAATTAAAGGCCTCAAAAAAATATTTGGAATCAACAAATGAAATTTATAAAGAGTTGTCAAGGCAAACAAAGGACTTTGCAACTTCTCTTGGTCAGATTTTTGGTATTACTACTCAAAGCAGTAAATCAACAGAACAAGCAATAAACAGGGTTCAAAGAGGTGTAGATAAGTTAAAAGGAAAAGCAGATAGAGACGGTTTATCTGCGATTCAAAGTAGTGTAAAGAGTATAGCGGGGATGTTAAAAGGTAATTCCAACTTTGCCTCTATTTTAACTAATTCTCTTAAAACTGCTGTATCTTCTTCCTCTTCTCTCAATACTTCCCTTGCTACTACTTCTTCTACCATAGGTGCTACAAGTTCAGCAGCAGGTGGTGCATCTGCTGGTTTAGCAAGTATGGGTGGTGCTGCATTAGGTACAGCAGGTGCGGTTTTGGCTGTTGTAGCGGCTATTGCAGCGCTGTTAGGTATGATGTATAAACTTGGTGAAGGTGGTTATAAAGCACAATTAACTATTGCAAACTCTGAAAAAGTGTTAGGTTCTTCTTTCAAAACTGCGTATGGTTGGGCTAATAAGATGAATGATGAACTTGGTATTGCACAAGACAGAACTATGGCTTTAATCTCTGCAACTGCTCAATTAGGTAGAAGTTCAGGTATGAGTACTCAATCTTCAGCAACAATGGGTATAGGTGCAAACAGATTAGCAGTTCAAATCAGTAATAGTACAGGTATTGATATAGAATCTATAACAGGACAGATAAACTCTGCTTTAGGTGGTTCAAATAGTTTAGGTGCTTATGGTATCAATGTGAGTGATACTGCTGCTAAATATTGGTTATTACAGAAAAAAGGTATTGATGCTTTCAATGGTGCAGTAAGTGAAAGTACAATGGTATATGCTCGTTATATGTTGATTCAAGAACAAGCAAATGTACTTAAATATAAAGATTCTGAAAACACTCAAAATCTTGCTGCTATGCAACTTAAACTTAAAAACACTATGGACTCACTCTCTAAATATGCACAGGCTATTTTTATACCCGTTTTTCAGGCTATTACAGAAGTGTTATTAGCACTTGCAGAGGCTACACTTTGGGTTGTTAATGGTTTTAGAGAGATTTTAGGTATGAAACAACTCACTTTGGACATTGGTGGTCCAAGTCAAGAAAGTATAGATGCAGCAGGTGATTTATATAGTCAGTATAAAAAAATGGGTGATGAATTAGAGGCATTAAAGCAACAGTTATATGGCTTTGATGAAGTAATCACACAAAATCCTTATGACAATACAATAGCAGATTTAAGTTTAGAAGATGCAGGTTTAACAGATGTTATTGATACAGATGGTGCAGTAAAAGACGGTAAACAGTATGCACAGGAGTTTAGAGAGAGTTTTAAGACAGTATTAAGTAAAATGGGTCCTTTAGGTGAAACTATGGGGATGTTCTTCAATGTTGATAACAAGGCTTATGAAGAAATGAACGAATTAGAACAATGGTTAAATCAGCCAGGTAAAAAGTTTATAGAATTAGCAGAAAAAGGTGAGGCTGATACTTGGACTTTTGCAAAAGCAGTATTAGGTGAAAGTTTGCATGAATTTCCAATAGTTGCAGAAATAGAAGCACTATTAAAAGGTGATGGTAAGGACTTTATTTTAGAGTGTTTGCAAACAGGACTTTTATTTAATCCTATCACTTGGCCCATTGGTTTACTTTGGAAAGGCTTTGACATTCTATCAAAGTTTAAGGATGAAAATGGTGAATGGGATGTTTTAGTAGAGTTTTTAGATTTAGGCAAGTTAAAAGAGGGATTTGAAGAGGCTTGTGATTGGTTGTATGAAAAGTTATCAGGTTTTGGTGGTTGGTTAGGTGAACAGATAAAATCAGCACTCTCTAACTTGAATCCTGCAAATGCTGCTGTAAATCTTTATTCTTATGCAAAAGGATTAAATCAAGACCAAGAAAACTCTTTAAGAGAAAGATTATCTACAACTTGGATTGGTGGTCTTTTACCAGGTTATGAAAAAGGTGGCTTTATAAAAGCAGCACACATAGCACAGTTAGACCCTAATGAGGTTGCTTTACCACTAACACCTTCAGTTTTAAGTGGTATAGGTGATAGAATCTTTGAAAACTCTCGTGTAGAAGGTTCAGGTGGTGGAAATATCACAGTTAATGTTCATTTAGGTGAAAATGGTGCAATAATTGCGGATAATTACTCTTTGCAGAAGTTCAGTAAGAAGATTGGTGAAAATGTGGCTCAACAGTTGAAGTCCACAGGTCAACTTGCTTATGGTAGAAAATATTAAGGGAGGTATGTGATTATGACAATTTCAGAAGTATCAACAAAGTATAAAGATTGTCCTTTTATGATAGACGGTTATCATGTACCTTCCCCTTCCCTTGGGGTTTGGTTGTATGAGTGGGAAAGAGTTTCAAGGTCTTATAATAACAGTAATGCTGATTTTATAGATATTACAATAGCACAGAAAGATAAGTTTAATTGGAAGTATGATGCAATAAAATTGAGTGAATTAAGACCTATTGAGGCTTATATAAAAAACAAAATTTCAACAGGTTCAAACTCTTTCAAAATCACTTCTTGGACTCCTGATAGGGGTTATATCACAAAGGACTGTTATTTAGGAACACCTATACAATACATTCCTAACTCTACAATTTCAGACACAGAAGGACATGGTACTTTGAAGTTTGAGTACCATTGGATACAAATAAAAGGCTCTAAAAACATTCAAAATGGTTGAAGGGGGTTAAATTATGAGTGAGATAGTAAAATTACCTATTTGGACTAATAATGAGGTTTATAAGGCAATTTTGACCTTTGACAATGGCTCATCCTATACTGCTCTATCTGACAACTCTGAAACCAATGTCCTCTCTTCTTTGGACATCACAGAAAGTTCAGCAATAACTTCAGGTAATCCTGTGGGTATAATGGAGCCAAACTATGCAAATTTACGTATTGTAGATTTTACAAATAATCTACTCTCTACTAACAAACAATCCCCATATTACCACTATATGAGAAATGGTGTGCGTATAGATTTGTTTGTATCTTATGATGGTGGTAGTTATGAGCCTTTTGGTGTTTATTATACAGATGATTGGCAGTCAGAAAAAGCAAATGGTGGTTATTCAGAAGTAAGTTTAAGTTGTGTTGATAATCTGGAGTATATAGGAAATAAAGAACTTCCCCCACTTCCTGCTTATGCTGGTGTAAATGTGGTGGATTTGCTTAAAAATATATTCTTGGGTATAGGTTTAAAAGAGAGTGATTTTCATATAGATGAGAGTTTATCTCTAACTATGGTTTATGCTCTTACAAAGAGTTCAACAGTTAGAGAGGCTTTAAATAGTATTGCACAAGCGCTTACTGCTCGTATATATACAGATAGAGCAGGAATAATTCAAGTTGTTCCTGCTTTACCTGAAAAGGAAATAAAATATGAACTTGATGATATTTATATAGAGAGTTTTCAAGTAAAACATAATAAGATTTCACAGTATAACAAAGTGAAGTTATTGTATAACAAAATTGATAATCGCCCTGCTGATACAATTTTGGAGTTAAATAATCAAATCTTGGTATCAGGACTTAATGAACTTAAAAATTTGCAGTTAAATCAGAATGTATTAAGTATAGATGGCGTTTTTATCACAACTGATGCAGATAATGTCAGTAATATAGATAAAATAGGCTCTATTGATTACGTGGCATATCAAGGTGGTATTGATATTTCTATATTTAATAACCTTGATACTGAATTGACAGTAACTATTGAAGTTATAGGTAGAATGTCAGGAAGTACAAATGCCTTTGTAGAGAGTTCAATAAGTGGTTCTGATGTTAAAGTTGCTAATGTCTTGACACTTGAAAACTCTATGATACAAGATGAAAAAATAGCCCAAGATTATGTAAATAAAGTGGCACTTTATCTTTATAGTATGCAGCAAGAAGTGATATTTAGTGGTTCTTTGTGTTCAAGATTAAATGTTCAAGATTATGTAAAAATAAATTCAGAGGACAGTTCTATTGCTGGTACATATCTAATTACTCAACTTAATTTAGTTGAGGGAGAAGCATATTCTTTAAGTGTGACAGCAGTAAAAATAAGGGAGTGATAATGTATGGCAGATGTATTAAACTTTGATAAAACAAACTTTTTAGGTTATATAGATACTCGTTGGGTATTAAAAAATTGTGTTTTAACTTCTGACAATATTCTTCAAATAATGCCTACTGGCTCTGCTTTACTCACTCTAATTGATGAAGTTCAAGACCAATTTGCCTATATCAACCTAAAATTAAAGTTTTCGGGTGATAGTATATCACCCGAAAACAACTACAAGAGCAAACCTACAATATATTTGAGAGAGGCATATAAGGACTTACAGACAAATGAAGTAAACAAATCAGTATTTAGGGGTTTAGGTTTTAACACCTTTATTGAAGAAGATGATGTTTATACAGATTCTACTACTTTTAAGACTGAAAATCGCCCCATGGCTCAATTTCAGTTAGAGATAAAAAATGAGACAGAGGACACTCTTTATATTCACTCTATTGAAGCATATAAGAGTATAGACATTCCTGAAAGTCAAGTGTCAAAGTTTACACAATCACTTCTTAAAAAAGGTAGTGCAGAAATCTTTAAGGTTTATCACAATGATGATGCTGTTTACTCTATGAATGGATTGGGTGTTTTCACTCAAAACAATATTGCAGAAATAAAGTTTAAATTAAATCTTTATGACGGTCAGTTAATCTCTATAAAGACTAATGCAGGACAGACAGTATCAGTACAGCACATTATAGAGCAGATTAACCTTGAAGAAGCATAAGGGGGGTTATACTATGACAGAAGAAGAAAAAGTAGTTATACAGGGGTTTGTTAAAAACAGATTAGCAGTAGATGATAATTGGTGGATAAATTTTCTTTTGGGTGTAGGTTTAGCAGGAATTGCTTGTGGTGACTACATTTTAGAGAAAACTGAAACTGAATGATGGACACGTGAGATATGTCAGTGGTCATAAATTTGAGCAGAAAACACATGATTAATAAGGGGAATTAATTTTATTATATATTAATTATATAATATATACATTGACAAAAAAGTACAAGGTGGTGAATATAATGGGTTTTCAAAGACTTGTACCAGAAGAAGAACCAATTATACTGGGTTATCTTTTAAGTCCTTATTTACTAGGACCTAAAAAAAGTGGGTTTTTTGGAAGTTATGCAAACACTACACCATATCAGTATGGTAGTGATGATGAGGATGGAAGTGGTGATTTTCCTCGTGGTAGGCATGGTAAACCACCTTATACTACTGCAAATGGTGACCTTGTAGGTTTAGGTGGTACTCAAACAAGTGGTGGTAGTGGTAACTATGAGGGCATCTTTGGTCAAGGTGGTAGAGGTGGTGCTTGGACTTCATCAGGTGGTGGTGGTGGCTTTTATGGTGGTGGTAGTGGTTATGTTTTTGCAGGTGGTGGTGGTGGTTCTTCTTTTGCTTATGGAACAGGCACAGTTTTTGCAAATGGTCAAAGTATGACAGCAATAGCACCTGCAAATTATATGCAAATTACAGAGTATATGGAAGAACAAGGCTTTATAGGTTGGACTCCTGAAGAAGTTATGTTTTATAATGGCTTGTTGGTGGGTTATCTTCCAGAGTTCAGCAGAAATGCAAATTTTGGTAATGGTAGGGCTACAATAAATGGTGCTGTTTTTGAGTATAGTAGTAGTACTTATGAATATGTTGTGCCAGCAGATGATTGGTATTTGTGTGAGTGTTATGGTGGTCAAGGTGGTGGTGCATCTGCCTCTGAAGATACAACAAAGGCTTATGTTGGTGGTTGTGGTGGTTATGCAAAGGCTATGTTTTATCTTAGAGCAGGTATGAAGTTGTATATAGAGGTAGGTCAATCAGGTGGTATTATGAGAGACCCTTTAAGACCAAAAGGTTATGGTGGTGGTGCGGGTAGAACACAGGGATATGCAGGTGGTGGTGCTACTTCTATATACTTAAAACCTAATGACTTTTCTGCTCGTCTTTTAGTAGCAGGTGGAGGTGGTGGTGCAAGTTGTTCTGATATGAGTGGAAGTGATAGACCTGAAGACTATG